TATTGAAAAATGTGTAACTGACAACATTATTGAACGTTATAATGATTTTGAAGAATGTCCTGCAACTGGTGAAGTTGGAATTACTGGAATTGAAGAAAACAAACCAGCTTTTGATTTTACTACTATTGAATGTCCAAACACAAAAATTTTAGAAATTGTTCCCAACCAATTAAAAGTTAGATTAAATAACAAAACTGAAAAAGCCTCAACCATGTTATACAACAAGAGAAAAGCTAAAACTGCTCCAGCATTATTAGGACCAACCCTTGGTGTCTCACCCTTACAAGAAGGATTAAAGAAAAAACTTGCCAATAGGGAGAAAAATCTTTATTCAGACGATTCTTTGAAGAAAGCTGTTCATATGCTTGCTCAAAGAGTACCCAAGAGAATTGTTCCAAAAGTGTTGAGTAACTTTGAAGCTTTAAATGGAATGCAAAATAATTGTTATATTAAACCTATTACTACTGATACTAGCAAAGGATATTCTCAAAAAAGTCCTGATATTCATTCTGAAATTGCTAAAAGTTTTAAAGGAAAATTACCATTTTTATACAAGGATTTGCAATCTCATGTTATCACAATGAGACCAAAATTTTTAGCTTATTGTTTAAAAGTTGCTACTGCCATCAGAGCCAAACCTGAAGAATTTAAAGAACCCGATGATTATCCCTGTTGGATTGTTGATTGTCTCAAAGATGAAAGATTAGAAAAATCCAAAGTAGGTGTTTTTGATGAAGATGAAGTTTTAATTGAAGCTATTGGAAAAACTAGAATTATGGGACCTACTCCTTTAGGATATTTAATTCAAGAACGAAGATATTTTGGAGCTTTTGCTGCTAATATTTTAAGTATGTTTGGAAATAGAGGAGGATTTTGTGATTTAGGAAATAACCCTTTTTCTAGAGATTGGGATATGATGTTTAGAAAAATGCAGCTTACTAAACATTTGGATGAAACTGTTTATATTGCTGGAGATTTTAAAAGTTTAGATGCTTCAATTAGTGGTCCTTTATTTGATGCTGTTACTGATGTTATCATTGAATGGTTTGGTGACGCTATTGAAGAAGAAGAC